GCACTACTACTTGTTGCACTAGCAAGTATTTTGGATCCATTCTCTAATTCTATATTACCTTTATTCCATACAACTATACCTTGTTGTAACCATTTTGGTAAATGTTCATAAGCTAATTGTATCTTTCCTAATAAATCTCTTGCTAAAGAACCTTTGTTAGCAAGTATAGCTATACTTTGTGTATCATGAAATAATATTAACCATAACATATAAGCTGTTACAGTTGTACTTTTACCTGATTGTCTAGGAAGTTTATTAATTACAAATCTTTCTTTTTGAAATGCATTAATCATTTCGTCTTGAAAGTTGTATAGTTTAAATGGTACTAAACCTTTATCAACATTTACAATCTGAATGTATTCTTCAATAAAATAAACCGGATCCTTAGCACACTTGATGTATTCTTCAAGCTGTTCTTTAGTATAGTTTATATTTACATTAGATCTTTTTAGATTTGGATTACCAAGATAATTCTCATTCATTATTTCTCTTATTAATCATTTTTTGAAGTTCACTTGTATTACCAACAAACAATGCATTGGTAACATTCTGAGGTTGATCTGGAATATCTTTCTTTATTATTTTTACTTTCTTTTGTAACTCTAGTAAATCTTTATTTGTATCACTTAATGTTTTAACAAGTTGACCTACAACTTCAAATGCTCTAGGATGTTGTGATTGATTAGCAACATCTACTAAAGTATTTAATGCATCAGAACCTCTTTCAATAATATTATAAAGGTTCTCTCTTGCATATTTGAAATCATTGTCTACTGTTTCATCTTTATTGTCAACAGGTTTTAGATCTTTTGTTTGTTCAATCTTTTCTGGTAAATCAAATATATCTTCCATATTCTTTTCAAATTTAGTACTCATTATTCTTCTCCACTAAGATTTATTTCATAATCAATAGCAAAACCATAATTGTCATTAGCACTAATATTATCTACACTAATACTTTGTGCACTGTTTCCTGTAGGTTCACCATTAGCTCTCAATCCTGGAGTTATCTTAATTGTTTCTAATTTAACTCCTGTTTGTTGTGCTGTGTTAGCACTATCAATAAAGTCAACAAACGTTCTTTTAATGATCCCAGATTTTTTAACTGGTCCATAAATATAACCTTTAACTAAAAAATCAAGATTATATATTAATGTTCTTCTTGTTTCAAAATCACCTTCATATGTATCTTCTGTAGTTACACTTGTAAGTACTGTTGGGATATCATGTGTGATATTCATCTCTGGAATTATCTTTAAAGTAGTTGTCCAATCAGGTGTAAAAAATGGTAGTATTTGTTCTAATATTTGTATACCATCATCTGCATTCTTAACAAATACACTTAAATTAAAATTAAAATCATATGGTACTGGAGTAAATACAGTTTTTATATCATTATTAGAATTAGCTGTACCTTGAACTTGAACTCTTCTTTGTGTACTACTTAACTTTCTTTCAGGCATATATTGCATACCAACCATTTCAAAACCTATCCTTGGTAAACTAACACTAGACTTTTTTTGTAAGTCTGGATTTTGTTCTACTCTTGCTAAAAACTTTTCTTTTGGTCCATATGCTATAGGAACCTTTATAGCTTGTATTCTGGCTCCAGCAGTGTTAAATCTTTGAACTACAATGTCATTAAACAATGTACCAAACATTACAACATATCTTCTTATGATCTGATTATAATACTGATGTCCAAACATTAGAACCTATCTACTTCTGAGAATGGATTTCTTTCACTAAAGTCTATTATACTTTCACCTTCAGATTGGAAGAATGAATTATTAGCACCAGCATCTTGAGTAAATAATTGATACTCTTGTACTAATGAATCGCCTTCTTCTTCAAGAAGTTTGTTACCATCCTCTAATAATAATTCGTATAATAATGTATCTAATGTACCAGCTGTTTCAACAGAATCAATATCAGTATTACCAGTTCTGATTTGCTCACTACTGTATTTAAATAGTTCACATCTAAGATCATAACTTTGTAATCTACCAGTTTGATAAAATATATCTTCATGTTCTACATACTTAATTTCAAATATTTTATTAACTAATGGAAAGAAAACTAAGTCACCTTCTTGTGGTCTTTCAGATGTTATACTATAGTTGTTTACTCCTGTAGTACCAGTTTCTAATATTATACTATCTGTATGACTATTACCAGTTAAAAATTGTCTTGATGGTGCATCTGTGTTTGCTGATTCTTGTAAGTAATTATAACCTACTTCTGTAGATAATTTCTCTGTTCTTATTTGATCAAATCTTTTTCTTGCTACTGTAAGAGTTAATTGGTCATTTAATTGTACACCAAACTTACTCATGAACTCGCCTTCACCCTCAAAACCTTCTACATTCTTAATATACATTTCTACATCAGCTGCAGTTTCATATTTAAGAAGTTTATCTTCTCCAAATAAGTGATCTATTCCTGATATAGTTTTAGGTAAGTATTTTACATTATGACCATAGATTTTGATAGCTTCTATGGTTAAATCTTCAACAAGATCTTGTTCCCTTGCAAAGGAAAAGTTATTAAAATATTTATTGGTGGCCATATTAGCCCTCCATATCCATCACAGGCAAAGAATAACTGTTAAGTACTTCTGCTTCTAAGTTCCTTTGTTCCTCTGTGGCTTCCTCCCAAATCTTTTGACCGTTAAAGGTTAAACCACCAGGCATTTGCATACCTTCGTACTTCTTTAGGTTTTCACCCCATTGTCTTTTTATTAAACAAGTAGAGTATCTTCTCAACCACCAGTCACTCCAAACATCAGTATAAACATCTGGATCCACTACCGCATATCCATCTAACATTACAAACTCACCTACTATAAAATCTTCTTTTGCTCCATCTACATTTAAAATATTTTTATGTCTATTGAATCTTATAGGTTGACTTCCTACAAAAATTTCTTCTAAGTTCTCTACGTGCCTCATAGCTGTTACATATGGAAGATATGTTGTAGAAGTAAAATCAAATAAATCATTTAAGTGTATTTGATATCTTATGTTAAATAAGTTACTACTTTGTATTGCATCACCAATATCAAATAATCTAGTAACACCAATTATCTCTGGTGACTCACTAGATAAATCTATTTGTTTAGTGTCTTTTATTGTTTGGGTTATTTCAATTTTTTTGATTATTCTTTCAGTACCATCAAAGTGATAATCTCTGTAATACTGCAAAGCATCATCTATTCTATCTTCAACTTGTTGATCATCAACATTTATATCAACGACTGGTTTACCTAAAGATCGAAGGCAATATTCTTTGAATGTATCCCTGGAAGTTGGTGTTGCCATAGTATCTCCTTGATACTATTTATACTATTACTCAGGTGGAGTAGGCCACTCGTTGTAAACAGAATTAGCTGACCATTTACCATCTTTATCATATGTATCTTGTGATCTTTCTATCATTTGATCAACATCAGATGTACTAGCTACATTAGCTTCATTAACACCTGAAGCTGTTCTAACAGCATTAATATATGTATTGATATTAGATGGTATTGCTGTTCCTGCTTGAGCTTTTCTTAGAGAATACCAATCATATGGAGCTATAAGAGCAGCTGCACTAGCTTTAATTCTTTTAGTCCACATTGTTTTAAGACCTTCAGTTTTAACTGTATCAGTTGTTGCACCTTCTGGAGCATCTCCATCACTTATTTCTTTTGAAGTCCATTTAACATCATCCATACCTTTTGCAGTAGATGAATATGTACCTACAACTGTTCCTTTATCATCATCAACAGTATATTTGATAGCACCCATATTATAATATGTTGTATCTTTTTGTCCTGTTTCAGTATAACTATATAAGCCTTTTGCTTTTAAGTCAGCAGCCGACCAAATTTTAAAAATACTAGCAGGATATTGTGTTCCATCAATGGTCATAGCTTTTGCTCCATTGATTATTTCAATTACCTGACTTGCTTTAACTCTTGCCCACATTATTATATTCTCCTGTTTTTATTTATAAGTTTAAGTCGTTAATATTATTA